TTTGACTGGACCTGGCTCATCTTCCGACCATTCAACGGACGTGATGATGTAGTACCCATTAAAATCTGGAGCGTAATTCCTGATACGCACCGTCATTCCTGGTCTAATCATCTGGGCGTTTCCACGGGGGTCATTCCATAGAACTGCTGAACCCTCCGCTTCTCTCCAGTCATTGTCGCTTTTCCTGAATGTTGGAAGTTCAAGAACGATAAAGCGATTCTCTGTATCTGGGTGAGGAAACTCAATCGGTAGGAACTTTACTTTTCTGTCTACCAATTTTCCATTGACTTTAACTTTGCCAGTTATTTCTGTTGGTCCCCATAACTTGAGAAGTTTTTTCTGACTAATAAAGAAAAGAATTCCCTCTTTTTTAGTTTTCTTTTCGTAAGGAATCGACACGACGAAGCACACAAATTCGGCATCATCTGCAAGACGCTTAACGACGTCCCATACCGACTCATCTGTTTTTTCGTTTTTAGCCTGAGGTATCGACTGCGTTTTTGATGTTGGTTGTCCAACAAAATAAAGATTGAACTTTCTAGCGATTGTCTTAACGTAGTCATAACTCGACGTAGAGCCATAGTTGCGCGGCTTTTTGTCACGTTTCATTTTTTGCACTGCTCGCGGAAAGCATTCGACAGAAACCTGTGGGTCACCAGATGGACCAGGACCAACATCCATTGACGCAATTTCAAATATTTCGTTACGAAAATATACTTGTCTGCGGATTTGAAAATAGTTGGCGCGCAGCATCGCAAAATCTTTGTCATGTACCGTGAACTGCAACGACGAAGCCATGTCCATCGTATGGCTCACAGAGACAGAAGTCGTCTGTTCGGCAATCGACTTGGCAGTAGCCATTGTCGTCCCAACCGTTATGACTGAGTAATCAGCCATTACTCCGTATTCCCCTTCTTGCCTTTATTTGTCTTCCCGTTCTTAGTCGTCTTTTTGCTTCCCACCTGATTGGCTGTAGTTGTTTGCTCGTTCTGCGTGTAAGACGTTTGTGGTTTGTTGTTGGGGTTTCCGCCGCCCTTACCAGGACGAGGACGATTCGGTGTGTATTTAATCTTCGGCATAGTCAACACGTCAAGAACTGGATTACGTGTTTCCGTGAATGAAAGCGATACAGATGCTGCTGCAATACCTTTGTTGTCATACGTCATGCGCTGAGCATTTACTGACATATCAGTTATGTAGAACCACTTAGTCGACGTGGTACTCGTGCCCTTATACTGCAGAGGCGTTGACAATATGGAGTTACCATTGGTAAATCCAATGCCCTGCTTGCTTGTTGCCATCTTGCGCAGAAATTCAATGTGCGAGTCAACTGGGATGCTGACGCCATTTCCGATATGGCTGAGCAGGAACTCAATCTGAAACTTCATCAACTTATGACCAGCAAACTCGACAATTGGAATATTCTTTGGTCTGTCAATCTCGACATAGTTGCTGCTGAGGTCTGTTATTTGCATCTGGGCTGGTGAATACGGAAAATAGAACTCCATATTTAGGTCGTCTGGGTTGTTGCTGAGATGGAGGAACATACGCAGACCGTCGGTTTGACGGATGTTCGAAACCTGTAATGGCTTATCTTGTGAGGTGTTGATGCTTAATGAAGCAGCATTTATTGGCGCTCCCAAACTTATGTACGCCCATGCGTTGTATTCGTAAGACATTAGAGTCTCTCCCTAACGCTACGTTGCCTCTTCTCTAGCAACGTAATCACCTTCTGGGCAATAACGCCCTCGTCTTGCCCAGTAGCACCATAAACATTAATCGTGACATTGTCTGACGATGGGGCAACACTTGGCATCGAAACCGAAGACCCAGACATGCGTGGCGTTGCCATGTCTCCTACTGGAGTTTGACCAGGAACAACATGCAGGTGTCTGTCCCCATTTAGACCGTGGAACTCAGCAAAACCTCCACTTGCCCTAACTGCACTTTGATACATGCCGAGGTTCTGACCAGTCAGGTCATACGCACGACCCGTGATGTGGTCTGAGTTGCTCGAACCAAGACCCCATGTTCTGTATGCAGATGTAACGTTTCTCTTACCCGTAATCATCGAGTTGAAGTAGCCGTGTCGTGACATCGTGCGCCCAAGCGTACGAGACGTGCTTGTATCACCTATACGCCCACCACGAGGACTAGACGTGTCTCCGCCAGTTATCGCCTCAAAGGATTCTTTATTGAACCATTCTGGTGGAGTCTTAAACCATTCTGGGGTGTTCTTGAAACCTTCTGTAATCCCATTAACAAGTTCCTGACGAAGGTTTTCTGCTTCAATGCTTAGTTGTTCTGGAAGAGTTTTCGCCATGGCTACAACGTCTACACCAAGACCAAGCGTTCTTTCCGCCACCGACGCAGCAGCATTCTTTGTCTTGTCGGTGAATGCCGCAAAATCGCCAGATGCAACTCTGTCCTGAAGAACGCGCAGTTCCTCTGGTGACATTTCTTTCAACTTGGTAATCAGGTCTGCCCTATTGACAGAGAGGTTGGAGCCAGCCAATGCAGTTACGAGTTGGTCAGCAAGCAGACCCTGCTGCGATGCAAGATTTTCTCTTACGAACTTGTCTGCCAGTTCCGTGCTGCCCGTGGCGGCAGCGGTTGCTCCTAGCCCACCAAGGGGACCAGTACCGCGAGCGTAGGCAGTTCCTCCTGTTCCGACCTGCTTCTTGAACATGTCAATAAGTTCAAACTGCGAGGCATTGGGGTTGAGAATCGTCAACTGCTCAAACAGCGTGCGATAGAACGTTGCAAAATCGGCTTGCCCAGCACCGCCACCAAGTTGACGCAGTGTCTCGGCAGCCTCGTCAATGATACTTGTTGCTTCCGCTCGGTTGATAACTTCATCAAATACACCGAGAGCCTTGACTGACAAATCGCGACTTGCCCCAATAATTCCTTCAACGGTCAAGTCGACTGCAAGACCGAGTTTTTCCATTGCCGTAGCAAGGTCAAGTGTGTCGTCATATAGGTTGACACCCATCGTCATTGACAGGTCGTGCAATTCCTGCTGGCTCTTGCCAGTCATCTTTGTCAGTTCACCCATACGGTTGTTGTATGTACGAATTGGTCCACGAGCAGCATCCTTGAGAACCTTGCTCTGTTTTTCCAGTTCGCCCGTGTATGTGTCAAGTTGCTTTCGTGTGATGTTGTCGTAGTCAGATTTTGTAATCTGACCAGACGCAAGCATTTGGTCAGCCTTCATTTTCTTCTGAACATCGGACATGCCCTTGAATTGCTTGAGCAGTTTTATCTCGCTACCGAGTTTGCCGCTGACACGACCAAGTGCTGTTCCGCCAGTACCTTCTAGCATCCCAGCAAGTATTTCATTTTTATAACCAGTAATAACTTCACCAGCAGCAGCGCGTGCGGCTTTCTTTTCGTTACTAATCTTGTTCATCATGCCCTTGACGGCACCAGCGACTCCACCAATAGCAGCACCAATAACCGCACCGACTGGTCCGCCAACCAATGCACCGATTGCTGCACCAGAGCCAGCACCGAGCAGCGCGCCTCCTCCAGCAGTTTTTGCGTCCCATGCTGCTTTGCCAAGACCAACACCTAGACCAGCAAGCGGACCAGCAAAACCAGCAACAGTAGCGCCAAGTTGCATTCCTGGCTGTGCTGATGGGTCCATGAAGTTACCCAACGCATTTATCGCCAATGCGCTACCAATGTTGGTAGCCATTCCCCCACCGAAGCCAAGTTTGCCTCCGCGAAGTGATTTACCAGAAATTCCACCGCGTGTTGCGCTCTTGTAGGAACCCTTTATTCCACGACCCGCACTAGAAAGTACGCCACCGCCAGATGCTCGTCCTCGACCATAACCAGTGGTGAAAGGGGTTACTACTCTTCCTTTGCCTCGACCGATGGCACCACTAACTGTCGAGCCAATGCCTCCAGTTCCTGTTCCCCCACCGCCAGTTAAGCCTGTTTTTATTCTGCCCGCACCCCTGCCTACAACACCCGCGCCACCGCTAATAACGGTTCCAACGCCAGTTGCAACTTTTCCTATTCCTGTATTCCTTGCGGCATTGCCAATTCCGCCAGCAAGTCCACCTTTAGATAGTTGCTTCAACATTCCACCACCGAATAGAAGCAATCCAATTTGAGCAAGCCCACCAAGTGCATTCCCCCCACCGCCAGGTATGAGAACTCGGGCGATGGCTTGTACGCCTTCTAACAGCATTCCCATTGCATCTACTAAACGCAATGTTGCCGATGTAATCACTTCAATGGCTGGTGCGGCTTGCACGAGTGCTTCAGTGAACCACGTATAGATGTTGGAGGCGAGTTGAAGAACATTATTGAGAGCATTAGCGAGAGACTGGAACTTGTCTTCATTCTCCCCAATAAGTTTCTGTGTATTGCTAAACATGTCCCCAAGACGCTTGAAGACATTTAGCAGTACAGGACCGAAGATTCGGTTTACTTCACGCCCAGCCTTAACAGCGCCTTGCAGTTTCTCTACAACAATGTTCCAGCCAGTTACAAACTTCTTCCACCACATACCGATGCCTTGAAGCATTCCCTTGGTTTGAGGAAGATATTTGCGGAAGAGAAGAACAACGAAGTTTGACAACTTCTCGAACGCGTTGACTAAGCCGTCGAGCAATGTACCCTTGCCGAACGCTTCAATGTCTGGGGCAATCCTCAGGAAGGTGTCTCGCAGAATCTTAAAGAGTTTGTCAGCCGCTTCCTTCAGTGGCTTCAACAAAGGCTGACCCAGGTCCGCAAAAAGTGTCTGCAGACGTGTGAAATATCCCTTAAGGATGCTGATTAGCGTGTCGTTAACCGCCTGTGCTTGACCAGCAACACCACCAAGTTGAGCAAGTTCACCAGTCAAGATTGACTGTTGCAGTGATTTCAGGTCTTTCTTTCCGCTCTTCTTCTTGAACTCCTTGAGACCTTTTTCGAAGGCAGGGCTAATAGCCTTGCCAGCCGCCTCAATCTCGGCGGTTAGACCTAGTTTCCCTTCGCTGATTCCTTTAGAAAGAAGACCATAGAACTCACCAGCGGCAGCAAGGTTCTTGCCTCTGTCGCCGCCCGCCGAAGCGAAGTCATCCAAAGCGCGAAGCGCTTTTGTTGCCTTTGCATCAAAGGATGCGTTCTTTGATACTGCGGCGAATGTTGCGTTAAGTGCCTGCATTCCAGCGGTTGCTAGTTGTGCGTCCGTTTGCAGGTTCCTTAATGCCGCTCGGCTTTGATTGAACGCCGACCCAAGCGCTGGTGCCGACTTGTTCGTATAGGCGTTTGTCGCGGCAACCAATTCTCGTTGTGCGGCTGCAAATGCGGCTATTGCGGCAGTAGCAGCAGCGGCTACGCCAGCCAAAGCAGCCATAGACACCCTGTACGCCTTAACCGCGAGGTTTCCTAACGCAAATGCCCCAGTGAGAGCGGATAGCGATGCGAGAATAACGGCAAATCCGATTGTTCCCAGTTTGACGGTTAGTTTGCCCAACTTGTCAAACATGCCGATGAGCATGCTGATGCCCTTGCTAAGCAGAGGATGTTGCTTGTTCCACTGCTTGATTCTCTGGTTTAGTTGACCAAAAGAACCACTAAGTTTTTGCGTGTTTGTTGTAGCAAGTTTGGCGTCAACCGCCATTTTTTGAATTTTTTTATTGAACTTGTCAATGTCGCGCGGGTTACCAGCAACGCGTATGCGAAGTGTAACCATCTCATCGGCCATGACAGCGAAGCCTTTCAATAAAAGAACGAACTAATAGATAGTTTACAACCTATTGGTCCCTGTCTTTTTCACGGTCCTTTACGAGCACCTGTGCGCACGCAAGCCTGATAATCCAGTCGTCGTCACTGCAATCGAGCAACAGCAATGGGTCGGTTCCAAAAACTTCACCCATTCTGGCAGCAGAGATTATCCGAGGGTCAGCGGATAGTTCTTCTACTGCTAGTTCGTAGGGTTTTCGTCGTCAGCCCCCACTGATTCACCCCATCCTGCTGCTTCCATAATAGAAAGCGCAGCAGCCTCGACGTGGGGGTCGAGACCAAAGAGGTTTACAACTGCATCAGGCCATGGGCGAGTTGCGTTTGTCATCTCCTTAACAAGGGAGTGACCGAAAGTAAGTGGGTTGTTGTTTTCGTCGAAAACTTCCTCACCATTGAGCATGAAGCCGATGGTGGTAAAGGCAATCACCTGTGTGGCGAACTTCGTGGCGTCAATGCCATTTTTGGTTTCCTCACCAGCGTTCTTTCGCCATGACTTCATCTGGTTCTGGGTGATATTTGGGCTGATTTTCAGTTTCAGCCCTTCACGCTCGGGAACCTCAAGAAGAACAGGCTGACGCTCTACCTTCTTCTTCAGCGTTGTGCGCAGTTGATTAAGAAGCGTAGGCTGGTCTGCCGCACGCTCCACAGTGGTTGTGATTTCTGGTTCTGTTTCGAACATGTCGCTCATGCACGCGACCTTATCACAGCACTATTGCCGTCGGCGGAAGAACTACGCCTATCAGGATGCGCTGCTGTAGCCAGAGACGCTGCTGACAGCAAACGTCAAGGCAAAGGTGTTGGGGGCACCCGATGATGCGTCACCTTCAGGCTCCGTCAAGCCAACCAGAAGCGCTGGGGTGTATGTGCGCTGAGTGTCATTCATCTTCAGACCACAGTCGAGCATGTAAACATCAATCTGATAATAAACGCGCCCAACAAGTTCGCGCAATTTCTTGATGTTGTCATAGATAAACCCTGAATCTTCAAAGTTACCAGTAATCGTGATGTCGCCAATTTCCGCAGGAGCACAAAGCACTTCTGGAAGATGTGAACCGCCAGAGTAAACGCGCTCAACGGACGCCGTCACTTCGCCGCCAGAAATCTGCGTGAAGTAATAGTTGTCATTGCTTGCAGATGCTTTGAACTCAGGACCATAGGCAGTGCCGTGTGGACCTTTTTTGGCACCTGTCGTAGCGTCCACTCCGTCTTGGACTGGCGTGATGCTGGCGACAAGTTGCCTTTGTGCGGTTTTGAGTCCCATTGAACTATTCCTCCACTATTAAGAGATTGGTGTTGTCAGGTTTGACTTGACGATTTCCAGTTGAATTGTGTCTGTCACGCCAGCCATACGGAAGCCGATTCGAGCACGAATCGTCCCATTCGCCAACTGCGTCAGCGGGTTGATGGAATCATCCACCACGATGACATAGCCCGAGTCGGTTGGTTGACCAGTGGCGTCAACGCTTGGGAACAGTGCGTTTGCGGAGCGGAGAGGCTCCATCACGCCTGTCAGCGCTGCCTGAATTCGACCGTAGATAGAGCGGCGTCCATCGATTGGCGAGAAAACCAGTTCCTCAAGTGCTGACTGCGCCTCGATGACAATACGGTTGACGGTCTCTTGAATGCTGACAAACTTGAAGTTGTCAGAGTCGGTCGACAGTGAACGAGCACCGTAGATACGCACCGTGTTATTGATAACACGGATGGCGTTAACGCGCTTCGCGTCGAGGTCATTGTTCTGCGAACGACCAAGGCTTGTCACCACGCCGTTCACAAACTGACCCGTGCTGAGTGCGCCAGCGTATGGTTGCCACTGACCAGTCTGGGTGTGGAGTTTGCTGCGAACACCCGCAACATATGACTCTGGGGAAACCTCAAGGGTCGAGTTGCCGTATGGCATTGTCACCCATGGGTAGTACATGGCGGCATGCTCCATGTTCTGTGTCAGGTCATCTGCAAGTGCGGTAGCAGCGGCACCAGCAGCAATAATGCTCTGGTCTGCATCGCCAGATGCAAGGAGTGCGAAGCGGTTGTATGTATTCGCATGCGCAATCAGCGCCTGATGCATTGCGAGCGATGCGTAGCCAGGCGCGGCAACCGCACCACCGCCGAGAGTGTCGAGGAAGAGTTCCAGTGCATCGCCGAGGTCTGAAGACGTCGGTGCGCCCGTTCCGTTCGAACCACCAGCGAAGTCTTGAAGAGCAGATTCTGCGTCAATTGTCCATTCGGCGTAATCGGGGTCGACTGCCGAAGCGGTCACGTAGACCGAAAAATCGCTGCTGCCATTAATGGCGGCAATAGCCTCCGCAACCGTGACGACCTCACCAGTACTCGCGACAAGAACTCCGTCAACAAACAGTTGAACGTCGACACCGCTTCCGCTTGTTGGTGCCTTCACCTGAAGCGCGCTGTTACCCCATGCACCAGCACCGAGAGTTTCCAAACGCAGTGCCGCATCAGTGATTGAATCAGTTGCGTCAAGAACTTTGTATGCAACCGAGGCGTCAGATGGTGTCACGCGAACAACGTGAAGTGTTGAGCCGCCCTCCTCGAAGAAGACTTGCGCTGCTTGCCACATGTGAGCATGTGAAGCGTACGTTCCCATCACTGCCTCAAACTGGTCGAGTGAAGTGAACGTCTTCAACGTATCTGTTGGTCCGCGCTGCGCATCGCCAACGACGAAATAACTCGACGTTGCGTTATTGACCACGTTTCGCGCGCCGCGACGAACGGCGGTTGTTACAACTACACCTGGCATTTGGTTTCCTCCGAAATTGTGCCGTTAAAGAAGTCCATGCACCTGTATGCCATTATACAGATGGCGTCTCATCCTGAGCAGAAGTATTAGATTCATCATTAGAAATTTCCTGTGTGTCAGCAGGGATTTCCTCGTTCTGTTCCGCAACAGACGCTTCTGTATCTACGTACTTCTTTTTGCGTGTTTTTTTAGCGGTTTCTTTTTCCGCAATTTGCTCTTCTGTCGCCTCCACTGGTGGCTCTCCGACCATCTCAGTATTAGGAGTGGCTACTACCTGCTTCAGAAGTGCCAACTTTTCCTTAACGGAACCATCTTCGGTAACCACTTCTGCGTAGTCTTCAGGAGGGACAGTCCCCTCAACCAGCACCGACAGGACGCCATCAGCGACAAGCATCTTAATCATCGAGTCAGAACCATCAACAAGCGCACGAGAGTAAGGTGCCATTGAGTTGCCCTTACTGTCAACAATCTTGATTTTTGCACCGTTGTAGGCGACATACAGCCAGCCCTGCGGCACCACAGGCGCTTCGTCTGATTTTGTAAATCGTGTGAAAACTGGCATCAATTTCTCTCTATCAGGAGATGACTGGGTCAATTATAAATGATGACACATCGGGCAGGGTAGATGTACGCAATTCTGACTCCGCTATCTCGATGTCGTATGACAGGTACGCACCAGCAAGAACCCTGTCACCCTTCAGTAGGGTCAAGTCAGAAAACTCTTCTGACAGAGTTGACTCATTGATTCGTGCTGGGACCGAATGAAGAACATCTGTTTGCAAGCATGCTCCGTCAAGTATTGACGAACGTAGGGCTGTTGTCAGCCTATCCCTCATTTCTGTGCATTGCTGAGAGCCTTCTGTTCTAACCCATACATAGGTGCGCATCCCGTATATAACGGAATACTCGGGGTCCATCGAGGAGACATACCCTTGACGCGTAATGCTCTTTGTCGAGATGGCAACGGTGATAATTGTCGGCCATGTATCTAGGGCAATCGGCTCGTAGTTCAGGTAAAGAACTGGGTCTGGAAGCGCAACATCATCAAGGTTCCATGCGTTCCTAAACCTAATAAGGCGCTTTGGCATGTCATATGCCAAATAATCGGTGATTAATTGTTTTGCCGTTGAGGCACCGTATAAACCCACAGACATCAGATTGTTCCTTTGGAAATCCAGCGGAGCGCCCGTTGTCCAAGTTCATCCGCAAAGCCTTTTGGCTCGAAGACTATTTGACGTTTGGGCATTTTTGTTGTTCCGTACTGGTGGAACTTGGCATAGCGAAGGTTTGTACCAATCACCGCTTCATTTTTACGAACATTCATGACAGCATTGTCGAAAGCCAGACTTCTAAATAGTTGCCCAGACCTCACA